CAGCTCCGGCAGGGCGCAGCGACGAACTTGGCAAACGTCGGCACGACGCAGCAAAACGCGGGCTACCAAGCCGGCGAGGCGTTGACGAATATCGGCGGAGTGCAGCAGGGATTCAGTCAGCAGCAGATGGACGCAATCCGCAACCTGCCGATAGAGCGTCAGCAGATGATTGCCCAAGCGCTCGGTCTGAATGTCGGCGGCGGTTCTGGTCAGCAAAGCACTAGCAATTCGACCAGCACTGCAAGTGCGCAGGGCACGTCAGACAAAGGCGTGTTTAATTCAATGCCTTTCCCGTTCAAGTTGCCGGGGTAAGTAATCATGGACTTTCTCAAAGCAATTGCCTCGACCGTTACCGGCGCAGGCGCCTACGACGAGCCGGTCGACGCGTTCAAGATGTACGCCCCGCCGTCTCTGTGGGACGCCTATACACCCGACCAGCAAGCCGCATACGGCCGGCAGATTCAATCGCAGCAGAGATACCTGAACGCAGACCTGCGTCCCAAGTACCAAGACGTGCAGAAAGGTGTCACCGACGACTACGTCAACCGCGTCACGATGGACTCGACTGAAGCGTTGAAGAAAGCGCTCGGCGACGCGACGGGATTGGGCCAAGGAGTTCCTCCCGTGTCAGGCGCTCCTGCTGCTCAGGCTCCGGACCAGAGCGTCATTCGAGCGCAGGCTTACCGACAACTCGCCAACGTGTTTGCCGGGAAGGGTCTAGGAGACAAGGCCAAGCTGTACCTTGAAATCGCCGACAAGCTAGACCCGCGCGAGACGTATGGAGGCGTTGAGACTGTCATTAACCCAGATACCGGCAAGACAGTTTTGGCTCAACGCAGCGATCGCGGTGGACTCAAGCAGATCAACGGGTTCTCTCCCGTGCCAGATGCGCTTCCGTCGTCAATTCGCGAGGCAATGGTCTACCTGGGCATTCCGCTTGACACCGACCCGAGATCTTTCACGCCAGAGCAGCGCATCGCATTGGAGCGAGTGTCTGCGTCGCAGCGTGCTGCAGGCAGCACAAAAGTCGCGGTCAATACAAGCGACCCGAGTGCGGTTGCGTTAGCCGGCGTTAACTTAATGAAAGACTACTCGTCGCAAGTTCATCAAGCCGGCGACCTTGAGGTGCCGCAACGCTATCGTGCGCTGCAAGCGGCAATGGGCGAAGCGACCGCAGGTAATCCGTCAGCGGACGGCGCAATCATTTACAACGTGGCAAAGATCTACGATCCGACTGGCGCGGTCCAAGAGGGCGACAAGAAGACGATTGTCGGCGCAAGGAACTTGCCAGAGACCGTCAGGGGCATGTTTGAGCGTTGGTCGAACGGTGGCTCACTTACCGAAAACGAGCGCAAGCAACTGTATGCGGTGGCAAGCGCCACGGTGAAATCTAGATCTGAGCTATCAGCGCAGCGCGCTAGAACTTTTGCGGGTTACTCGCGAGACCTGGGCGGGAACGGCAGCAACATCGTAGACCCGTACGCAGGTATTCAATTTGGAGGTGGCACTGCCCCCAAGCCGATAGCCGTCCCGGGCGGCGCGCCCCCGCAACAGCCAAGCAAACCGCTCGGCGCACACTTTGGCGGGCGGTGACATGGCGGACACGCTCGGTCTTCAAATCAAGTCGGCCCGTGAGGACAACCACCCAGACGCCGACGTGCTCAACTATGTGCTGCAGGCCAGGCCCGAATTGCGCGATTCTGCGCAGTCGGCGATCGCCGACGGGTACAGCGCTGCGGACGTTCTAAACCACCTGCAGGAAAAGTACTCGCCGCAAGGCGCCGACGCTGCGCAGCGCTCTGCCGGACTCGCCACCAGGACGATGGCGCTGCCGGTGGCAGGCGCAATGGTAGGCGCTGCGATGGGAGCACCCTTTGCAGGCGTTGGAGCGGCCCCAGGCGCTGCCGCAGGGTTTACTGCGGCCAGCCTTGCTCCGATGATCGCCGACCCGCTGACGGCCCTCTATAACAAGCTGAGTGGCTCGAATGTCCAGATGCCGAGCGAGATGCTGGGCGACCTGATGACCAAGTACGGCCTGCCCACGCCGATCACCCGCAACGAGCGCATGGCAAGCGCGGTCGGGCAGGGCGTCATGGCCGGCGGGGGCGGTGCGGTAGCGGCGCGGAGTCTGCTGCCGCTGACCACTAGCGGAAGCGCCTCCAGGGCGATCCTCGACGGGTTGTCAAAGGCGCCCGTCACGCAGTCCCTGGCCGGCGGTGTCAGTACGGGTGCGGCGCAATACGTCGCGGAAGAGGGCGGCAGTCCCATGGCGCAGCTCGGCGCCGCGCTTGGGGCCGGAATGATCGTGCCAGGCGGTGGAATCACGGGCGCGCCGCAGGCGGCTGGCAGGTACGCCGCGGGAGTGGGTAAGGCGGTTGTCTCGCCGTTCACGCAGGCGGGCAGGGAGGCGATCGCCGGAGGCGTGTTGAACAAGCTCTCGCAGAACCCTGAGCAGGCGAGGCTGGCAATGCAGAACTATGCGCCGACGGTTCCTGGCTCGCGCGCTACGACTGCAGGGGCGTCTCGTGACCCTGGGCTGATGTCTGCCGAGAAGGCAATCTTCGGTGCGTTCGACACGTCTGGGGATCTGGCGACCCGAGCGTCGGCTAACAATCAGGCCCGCATCGACTACCTCGACAGAATTGCGCGCGATCAGGCGGCGGTTGACTGGGCCAAGCAAAAGCGCGCCGACGTGACCGGGCCGATGCGTGAGGAGGCTTTCTCAAACGCACTCCAAGTTCAGAACCTGCAGGCGCCGATCATCCGCGAGATTGACCAAGTCATGGCCGGCCGCAAGGGCGCCAGTGAGCCGGTGCAAAAGGGCATGACCTGGCTGCGCGGCAGACTGAGCGAAGCAGGCGATGACCCGGGCCGGCTGTACGAGGTCCGCAAAGATGTCGCTCGGATGATCTCGGGGCAACTCGAAAACGAGTACCCCGGCGTGCGCGCTGCTGCTGGCGAACTCAGGAACGTGCAACGGGTCATTGACTCGACCATTGAGTCGGTCGCGCCTGGCTACCAGGACTACATGACCCAGTTTGCCAAGTCATCGCGGCCAATTGACATGATGGAGCTTCTGCAGACCCTGCGCAGCAAGTCGCTCGCGTCAAGCAAGAACTCGGTGACCGACGCCGACGTGCTTGGCGCTGCGGCGTGGACCCGTACGATGCGCGCCATGGCCGATGACATCTCGGACACTCTATCGCCGCAGCAGCAAAAGATCCTGCGCAACATCACCTCAGACATTGACGCAGGCGTGGCCCCGCAGAACGCAAGCCGCACGCCTGGCAGCGACACAATCAAGAACATGTCAATCGCAAACTTGACGGGGCGACTGCTGGGAGAGAAGTTCGGAAACAATACGACCGTCCAGCAAGTCGGGCGCGCGCTTGGATGGTTGACGACGGCGCCCGAGGATCAGGTGCGTCGGCTCCTGATGGACGCAATGCTTGACCCGGTCCTTGCCCGTGACTTCATGTCCAAGGCGACCACGACGACAGTCGGCAACTTCTCAGCACGCCTGCAGGACCGGGCAAAGACAATGGGAATCGCTGCAGCAGCCGGCACGGGTCAAGCACAAACCAGGCGCACGCCATGACAGTCAACCAGGCCACGATTGATCTGATAAAGCGGTTCGAGGGGCTGCGCTTAAAGGCGTACCCAGACCCGGCGAGCGGCGGTCGTCCGTACACGATCGGGTACGGCACGACGAAGTATCCGTCGGGGCAGCTCGTTGCGCTGCGCGATACCTGCACCGAGGCTCAAGCGACGCAGTTCTTGTCATACGACGTAGATAGGTTCGCAGCACAAGTCGCGAGGCTTGTTACGGTCAAACTCAACCCTAATCAGTTCGGCGCCTTGGTAAGCTTTTCCTACAATCTTGGAAGTAATGCACTCGCCAGCAGCACTCTGCTGCGCTTTGTAAATGCCGGCAAGTTTGCCGACGCCGCTGGCGAGTTCAAAAGATGGAACCGTGGCGGGGGCGTCGTCATGCCCGGCCTGGTGCGCCGGCGCGAAGCCGAGCGTGCCCTGTTTCAGACTGCCCCCGCGCCCGTACAAGCCGCTGCTGCAGTAGCCGCGGTCAATCTACCCACTGACGAGGACAAGCCAATGCTGCCGGTTCTAGCTGCCCTGCTACCCACAATTGTCGGGATGATCCCGACCCTGACAAAAGTCTTCACAGACGGCACCTCGGTCACCGACCGAAATGTCGTCGTCGCCCAGCAAGTCGGCGACCTGATCGTAGAAGCGACCAAGTCAACGAACCTGCAGGACGCGGTAGAGCAGATGCAGAAGGACCCCGAGAAACTGCAGGCCGCGACCGCCGCAGTGCAGTCCCAGTTCTACGAGCTGATCGAAGCCGGCGGCGGAGGCATTGCGGGCGCCAGGGAGTTCGCCTCCAAGCCTGCAGGCAACGTCTGGCAGAACCCGGCGCTGCTGGTGACTGCTGCGCTCTTGCCATTGCTGTACGTGACTATCTGGTACGTCTTTCAGAACACCGAGGGGTTCTCCAACGAGGTCCGCGCGGCGATCGCCTCATCGGTGGTGACGGGCGTGCTCGGTAGCGTCGTCGGGTTCTGGTTGGGAAGTTCGTTCACGGTCAGCAAGTCCCGCGGTCTCGGAGCCGAGGCCAGCAAATGAGCCGCGGCAAATCCGACCAGATGGTTGCAGTCCACTGGATCGATGCCGCAATGAGCACCAACCCGCACTGGCAAGAGGGCAGCACGCCGACGGCACCGAAACGCAAGGGGCACATGGACTGCGTCACGGTCGGTTTTATGACGCACCTGGACGAGGACTGGTGTCAGCTCATTGCGACCAAGACAAAAGGCGGGCACGCGCACCTGACAGAGATCCCGGTTGGGATGATCAAGCGGATCGACATTCTTGCCGTCGCCGGCAAGATCGGCGGTTGAGATGGTTGCTCGAAAAGTCGATGACCAAGCGCTTGTCGAGGCAATCAAAATCACCACCTCGCCGACCGAGTTAGCCAAAATTTTTGGCGTGTCGATCCGGACGATTACTGCTCGAATGAGGAACATTGGCGTCCCGCCGCTTGCGCATCGAGGAGAGGCCCGACTGACGCCGCTCCCGGTTACGCACGAGTCAATTGGCAGACTGAAAATCGACCTGCAAGACGGGCGCATTGTCGTGTTTTCGGATGCCCACTTTCAGCCAGGTTGCGTCTCAACGGCTAATCGTGCGCTGGTCAAGATGCTGCCGGATTTAAAGCCGTCTGTCGTTGTCTGCAACGGCGACGCGTTAGATGGCGCTGGTATCAGCCGCTGGCCCAAAATGTTCGGCAGTGAGCCTCCTAGCCCCGCTGCTGAATTGCGTGCGGTCGATGAGCGCATGGACGAAATTGCAAATGCGGCCAAAGGCGCTAGACGTGTCTGGACCCTTGGCAATCACGACATCCGGCTGCACTCGTATATACAAAGTGCTGCCCCTGCTCTCGCAGACATGGACGCGATGGACTTGCGCAAACTGTTCCCGCGCTGGGACTTTGCTTGGTCGCTCTGGGTCAACGACAGCACCATCATCAAGCATCGTTTTCGCGGGGGAATGTATGCCCCGGCTAACAATGTAAAAAATTCACTCGGCCATTCTTTCGTAACTGGGCACCTTCATTCATTAAAGGTCATGCCGTTGTCGAGCTACGCCGACAAGCCAACGGTGTACGGCGTCGACACCGGAATGCTTGCAGAACCCGAATGGGAAGCTTTTTCGTATCGCGAGGACTCGCCAGCAGACTGGCGCAGCGGGTTTGTGGTGATGACATGGAAAGGCGGAAGGCTGTTGTGGCCCGAGGTTGTCAGCGTGATTAGCGAAGGCCGCGTCGAATTTCGCGGCGAGATATTGGAGGTTTGAGATGGCAGAAAAAATCACCGGCCTACTGGGCGACTATCGCCCGGTCAATGAGCGGCTCAAGGACGTGCCAGGCGCCGTGCGCCGGTACATGCAGAAGTCCCTGCTGCTTGATCAGCCGGAGATGACCGGCAGCGAAACGGCCGCGGACATCGCGCTGGGGTTCGTGCCGGGGTTGGGGACGGCCATGGGGGCGCGGGACTTTGAGCGTGCTCGGCGTGAGGGCGACGGGCTGGGGATGGCGCTTGGTGCGGTTGGGTTGCTGCCGGTGGTTGGCGGGGTTGGGGCACTTGCAAAGAAAGGTGGCAAGAAGGTTGCAAAGGTTGTCGAGGACGCCTTGCCTGACGAGCTGAAGAACTTTGGCAACAAGCAGGTGCAGGAAGCCAGGACGCGAGCTAAGGTCGACGCAATGGCGAACCAAGCTCCGGTCGAAAACCCACGGCCGGCGCAGCGCGGTGCAGTTGAACCGCGCAAGTATCGAACAATGGCGCAAGAGGAAGGCGACGATGCCGTACTGCGCGCGGCCACAAGAGGTGAGCACCTCAGAGACGACGGATCTGGCGGGTTAATTGGTGCGCCCAGGCACATTACTCGCGGCAGTAGCCTGGGCGCATACCGTCGGCGCATGGACGACCAGATCAAAGAGGCGGCAGATGCGGTTGGATATGCAGAGCGAACTTACGGCGACGAAGCTAGGGTAGGAACTTGGTATCCGCGGGCAAAGCAGGGCATGGCAGATTCAAGCCTTCCAAGCCAGATTGACACCAACAAGGCTGCGCATAGTGTCTACAGCGCAGGAGTGTCGCCAGAAACCGAGCTGGCGTTTGCGTTAAAGCACGGCAACAGTCGCGCGATTGGCGACCCTGTCATGGCTTATCGAACAGCCGCAATGAACAAGCTGGATGACGCCGCTGCTGCAGGTGTTTATCCTAAGCTCGCCGACAAAGTTTCGGAGTATGGGGAGAAAATCGATCCTCGCGTTCCGATTGGCGGCTTGTTCGGCGTTAATGATTTCCGAAATGCGCAAGGGTTTGAGTACACCACTCCAAACGGCGACCCGTGGAAGGGGGGGTCACCGCAACAATGCACCCGTTTATGGACGCCGAGACGGCGTTGCGCACAAAACGCGCCGCAGAAGGCAGTTTTGGCGGGCTTGATAGTTGGACTGGGTCGCAGCTTCAAGAACTGCCATGGGTAAACATGAAAGCCCAGGACTTCTACGATCGAGGGTCAAGTGCCACCGGCAAGTACGGCGCCAAGAATTTTGCAGGGGGCAAGGCAGAGGCAATCAGTAACGCGCTGATCGACGCCAACAACACGATCGCGGACTATTTCCCAAAACACACCATGAGCCTCACAAACGAGGACGTGCCAGGGTTTGTGACAGGGCATCGCTCTGACATTCTGAATGCGCCGTTTGATGAGAAGAAAGCCTACGCCGATTCCGCACGATGGACGCGACCAATCAATGAGCCGTCACCGATTGGCATTGGGTCAGGAAACCGTGACGTACTGATTGACGCGGTCGGTCTGCGCCAAATACCGGCGGTCGAGTCAGTCGGCAACTACTACAACTTGGCCGGCCTGCTTGAGCAAAACCCGATGACCATTTCGCGAGTTTTGTCTGACTTTGAAACCGTTCCTGGTAAGCCGGGGAAAGACTTTGTTGGGCCGGCGTCGCCGAACATCGTACAGACCAATCAGGTTGCGCCTGGCACTCAAAAGGCACTTGAAGCGGTCCAAGGGTTGCGCGGCCTGCTTGACGCCCAGGAATTTTCTGCAGGCAACTTGCCGGTCACCACCCAGTCAAGAAAAGGCAAGTCGAACGTGCTTGTCGATACGGGCGGCGTGCAGCCTACCGTTGCACAGATGTCCGCGCTCGATGCCCTTATGAAAGGCACGCACATGGATGTGACTGCTACTGACCGCGGGGTTAACCTGCTTGGTCTAAGCGAAAACTCAATGGCGCCAAGCAAATTGATCAAAAAGCAAGGGCAACAGATTCAAAACATTTTTCCGGGCGCGTCATTGTTTCCGGCAGGCCACGAAGGGGTGTTCGTCCCAGGTCTTGGGCCAGAGCAGTTCACGGGGCAGTACACATCGCAGGCACTGGATCGGTTCAAGGATTTGCCAGTTGTGGCAGACAAGATCCGTGCAAGTGACGACGTGACAAACGTGCTGCGCGAAAAGATTGCCCGAGACGAAGGGCACCCGTTGGCACGGGTCGACCTTCAGAATACCCGCAAGTTCTTTGCCGATGCGGACTGGCCTCGAGCGGTTGACATGATGCGCAAAGGGGCGACGCCTGCAGCAGCTCTTGCAGCGCTTGGGTACAGCATCAACTCGATGGCCGAGGAGCGCCCGCCTGGGTTGCTTGCGCCCTGACCACGGCGACGTACCGGGCCATTCTCAGACAATCCTGAAAGCACTCCCACCAGGCCAGCCGATCACAGTCTGGTGGGAGTAGGTGCCACAGAGCGTCGTTCTCGTCTGCCTGGCCGTGCATGACCTGCGCAGCAGTCCATGCCGCGTGAGCCAGCGTGCCGCGCACCGGCGAATACTCTTGAATGGAAACGCCGCCGCGCGGGCGTCTGTGCATGATCGAAACGTGCGCAGCGTAGGCGTCAGGACTTTCCCGCTTTAGCCTGGCAAGCGCCTCTTCGACGCCAACCCCGCCGCCCGGGAGGCGCTCAAACTCGTCGGTGTTCATAAAGATTTCCGGTAGAACGGCGCAGCCGGCACGTCAGCCGGCTGAGTCGGGCGCGGCGTCTTCACCGGCTTGCGCATCTGGCCGAACGGCCAGGTCGGGTCTTTTTTGTACATTGTCACGCTCCAATGCCGCCGCAAAATCGCGAATCGGCTGATGGTGCTGCGGCTGCGCCCACACTTCGATTGGTCGCAGGCCGGCGGCACGCAACCGCGCGCGGTGCGCGGCTACGCGGGTTTTTGAGTCGCTGGGGGTGGGCTTCATGCGGCGGCGGCTGAGTTTGTAAAGGCTTGTCGCACCTTGCTTGCGGCCTGGCGCATTGATCGAATGTAGGCCATGTGCGGATGCGGGCCATCGATTTGAATGTTGTCTTTTGCAATGTCAATCAGATTGTCAATCTCGCCGTCAATAGCATCGACCCACTCTGGCTGCACATTGACTTCTCCGCCGCGCGGCGCGGCAAGGAATGCGTCCGCAAACATTTCGGCTTGCTTCTTGGTCAGATCGTAAGACTCCTGAAGGTCTGTCTCGTCTCGGATAATGCAGGCTTTGTGAGCAATCTCGCCGGCCTGCAGTTCGGTAAATCGGATTTTCATGTCTGTCTTTCCTTCATGCGCCCGCGCGAGGCGGGCGCGGTTGATCAGTCTGCAAGCGTTGCGCCGTTGGCGAGGTAGTAGTCGACTTCATCAAGGGGGACGGACACAAACCGATACCCCATGGCATGTGCCGCGCTCCCTTCGGGAATGGTCAATGCACGGTGCTTCACGCCCAAGTCGCTGATGTAGTTGACGTAAGCCTGCACAGGTTTAAGCGTGGCGTGAATCGGTTCCACGGAAGCGGTGGCCCGCTGGCGTTTTACGGTGTTGGTCAACTCTTTGTGCATGATTGTTGCTCCTTGTTGGCGCCGCGACGTGCAGCGCATGACCAGATATTGCGCCGTTACTGGTAACAAGTCAAGGGGTGAGTGCGATATTCTTGCGAAAGGATGCAGAAAAATGTGTCTAGATGACTCCGCCGAATTTACGCCAGACGCCCGGAGAGCCGCGCCAGGCGGCAAATTCATTGCCCGCCCGGGGTACCAGATAGCATAGCTTTATCGTTTAATAATCAAATACTTGCAGCACTTATGCACAGTTACGGCGTAACACGCTGGCGCTATATAAAACAAGGACATACAATCCGGCACAACATGGCATTCCGCCAGTTTTTACGCCGGGGGACTTGAACAAAAGCACAACAGTTCAATACCCGCAGGCGTTCAATTGCATTACGCCAAAGGGAAAACGTGGCATCGATCAGACGAGTGGGAGATCAGTGGCGCGCAGAAATTGCTCGGGCCGGCGTCAGAGAATCGAAGCGATTTGAGTCAAAGCGCGAAGCGGAAGACTGGGCGATCGCGCGTGAATCCGAGATCCTGAGCGGCGAGCATCAGCGCACGAGGCAGACGCTCGCGTCCGCGCTCGACAAGATCGATGCACGCAACAAGACGGACGCTACGCGCGCACGCATCGCTCGCCGATATTCCTGGGCAGATACCCGACTCGATCTGGTCACGCCGGCCACGATCGCGGCCTGGCGCGACGAGCGGCTGCAGGAAGTGTCAGCGTCGACCGTGCGTCGCGAAATGAACTACTTGGCGTCGGTGCTGAAGCGCGCCAGGCTTGAATGGGGATGGATCTCAAAAGACCCGCTGGCGGGCGTCAGGAAGCCCTCAGACGCTCCGCATCGCGAGCGACTGATATCGACGCAGGAAATCGACGCGATGCTCGTGGCGCTTCAATACGCAGGGGAGGTGAAAAGCGTTGCGCACGAGGTCGCGGTCGCGCTGCTGCTGACAGTCGAGACCGGCATGCGCGCCGGCGAACTGACGGGGCTGCAGTGGTCTGATATCGACGGTCGCGTCGCACGTTTGGCAAAGACAAAAAACGGATCGAGCAGATCAGTGCCGCTATCGACGCGCGCCGAGCAACTGCTCGATGTGATGCGACGCAAGCGTCTGCTGCACGTCCGTGGCGAGGTCGACTCGTCGCGCGTTTTCCACATTGACGCCGGAGAACTGTCTACGATCTTTCGTCGCGCCAGGAAAGCGGCCGGCCTGGGCGACTTCCGATTTCACGACGGGCGCGCAACCGCCGTCACCAGGCTTGCGACCCGTCTGTCGATTCACGATTTGGCGCGCATGATCGGTCACCAGGATCTCAACTCGCTGCTGGTCTATTACCGCGAACCTGCCGAGTCGATTGCGGACAAACTCGGCTGACGCTTGCGCCGCGCTGCAGGCTTGACCTGCCTCGATTTCAGCCAAGCATCGAAATCGTCCTCTGACCATCGCAGCGCGGTGCCAAGCCGGTAGGCCGGCGGAAAGTCGCGGCGCTTTGTGAGGATGTCGCGGACATAAGTCTCGGCCATCTGCAGGCGCGCCGCGATGTCTTTGCATGTCAGCATCAGGCTCATGATCAGTAGCTCGGGTTGCCGTTGTCGTCGTCCGGCTCGCTTGCGACACTCTGCCCGCGAATCGCTTTCGCGCAGTCCATGCAGCCTTCGTTGTAAAGGTGCTGCGTCCAGCTCGCGGTTGTGCTTTCGCACAGCCTCGCGCACGCCTCACGCTCAATCAGCACCGCCGACTGCACCGCATACAGATCAACCACCGGCTCGGCCTGCTTAACTGGCTTTTTGCACGATAACAGCCGCTGCGTTAGCGTGCATTGGTATTGAGCAATAGCAATCTGTGCGGCGTCGAAAATGACATCAATCGTCGCAAGCTCGCGCTGCTCACAAACCGCCGCAATTGCTCGCAATGCGCTCACAAGATCCGTGTTGGCCTGCTCCGGCTCGGCCTGCTGCTGGGCGAGGGCGGCGCGGAGGACGTTGATGGCCGAGGTTACAAAAGCTGGGTCGGTCAATCGAAACGCACATCGTTGCAGCGTATACAGCGCCTGCCGCGCTGCTTGTTCAAGTGTGCTCATTGCATTCTCCTACCTGGTTGATCAGAACGGGACTTCGGTCTCGAGCAGCGGCCCGAAATTAAGCGTCAGATCCGCGCGCACAGGGTCGTAGTAACGCGCCGCAGGCTGGCCTGCGAGTTCGTCTGACCCGTAGACCGGGACACCTTCTAAGGCCGGCGCCGTCTCGCGCGGGCCATGCACAAACTGCTGCCCGCTAGGTTCGTGTTTGAGGTGCAGCCAAGGTGACTCGTTCGTGCCAGCATCGAGCACGATCGAGTCACGAAAAAACACCGGCAGAAAGACGTGACTCGGGCAGGCATCGCGGACGTGCGCGTTCGGCACGCTTGCCTTCCATTTCGCACAAGACCAGTCGCCGTCGGTGCCGCTCAGGTCGGCGCTTGATGCGAAGCAGGTCCTGCAGTCCTTGCGCGGCATGACCGCCTGGTGGCAGATGTCTTTGTAGTCGCAGAATTTGCAGGCAAAGGATGCCGGGTCTTCGCTGATCCGCTCGGGCGGTGCGGCCGACGTGATGATCGTGCGGGCCTTTTCGAGCAGTGCGTCGCCGATCGCTTTGTCGGCGACGACGATTTCGCTGTAGATCGACTCGTCGTCCTTGCTGACCGCAAGATAGATGCCGCCCAGCAAATCGAACTGCTGCATGTAAACCTGCATCTGCGCAAAGTGCTGCGGCTTGTGCTTTGCGACGCCGTGTTTCTGTAGCGCCGCAAACGACGACTTGTTGTGCGTCTTGATCTCAAGCAGCATGGGCTGGCCGATCTCGATGATGCCGTCGGCGCTGCCCTTGTAGTGCCCGCCCAGCTCGCTGAAGGCGATCTGCTGCCCATTAACGCGGTCGAGCACGCTGTAGCCGGCTTTGCGCAGCTCAGTGATCAGCCGGTCCTCCTCGCGGTGCCCGGTCTCGAACAGGCGCAGCATGCGGCCTGGGAACTTTGCGTCCTGGGCGCCCGTGAACTGATACCAGAGCGCGCGCGAGCAGGGCGTGCCGATGACCGACCCGCCCAGGTACGTGCGGCCGGCACCCGAGCGCGACTCGTGGACCTTGTAGATGGCGCCTGCGATGTCCAGGCGCTCGAGGTCGACGCCTGGTGATCTCACTTCATCCATGCCGGCTTGCCTCCTGCGGCGGGGGCGGGAGCGGGCGCTGCGGCCTGGACGGTGCGCGGTGCGGCCGGGGCAGCAAGAACGCGTGCGCTCTTGTAGTCGAGCACGCGGTTGCGGGACGGATCTTTCGTGTCGATGCCGAGCTTCACTTGGATCTGGTGGCCGAGAAACCCGTCGGTGTCGACATCCTCCGGCGCCTGGCCGATCGCGGTGGCGATGCGCTTGAGCTGGGCCAGGGCGATCTCGCTGGCGCGAGGGTTCGGGTTGTCAAAATTGAGGTTGTCCCAGACCCGTCGTGCGCCAATGGTCAGCTCGAGCGCCAAGTACTGGCCGTTGCCGGACTTGGTCGCCTTGATGTCGTTGCCGGTGATGTCGGCGACGTGCCAGCCGGGTGCGATCGGCTCGTAGGATGAGGTCTGCTGCTGTTCTTCAATGTGTGCGAGGTTCAGTTTCATGGTCAGTTCTTTGTGGTTGAGGTGATTGCGGATTGCAGTGCGTCCCAGGTCATGGGGATTGAATCGGGAAGTGAGAAGCGGTTCTTCGCCATGTAGGCCGGGCGCTCGCTGGTGTAGAGCAGGCGCTCGCCCGTGCTGATGCCGCGGGCGACGGTCTTGTTGAAGCCGACATCGCTGTTCTTGACGACCGTGCGGTAGTTGCCAAACAGGACGGCGTCTGCCCACTCGCGGATCAGGCTCGAGCTGCGGTCGGCGAGCTTCGGCTGGTAGCGGTCGAAAGGCTCGGTCTCGGGCGAGTCAAAGCGCTTGATCTGCGAGTGCGCAATGAGGATCACGACCATGCCGCGGGCGGTGCGCAGATGGTTGAACCCGGCGAGCAGCTCGCGCCATTTCTCGGCGGCAAGCACGGCGCCCTTGCCGTATGCCAGATCTTTCGCCTCGTACTTCTTTTCGATGTCGCTGGTAATGAGCTGGTCGCACCAATCGACTGAGTCGAGCACCACCGTGCTGTAGTCGTGCTTGTCGTCAAGCGCTGCGATGGCGCTCGTCACGTCGTCAATGCTTGAGGCCAGCGGGAAGTGCGGCACGTCGATTGACCCGAGTCCGTCCTCGGTCTGAATGAAGATGGGTGCGGGGGCGCCGGCTGCGAACGTTGTTTTACCAATGCCCTCGACGCCGTAGAGCATGATCCGCGGCGCCTGCATGGCGGCTTTCTTTTGGATGGATGAAAGATCAAATGCCATTGTCTGTTTTCCAGTTAAGGCCGCGCAGATGCCGCGGCAGCAGTTTAAGGTTATTGCTTATCGTTCGGTTAGAGGTGCTTACGTTCATGCGCGCACAAGCAAGCGCGCGGTCGATGCCTGTCGCCTTGCGGGCGATTGCGGCGAGTGCTGTTGCGCGCTGCTTGTCTGACGGGTCGAGTGCCAGCTTGGTAAGCGTGCGCTCGAGGTCGTCAATCGGCTGATCCGTCTTGCGGAACAGCCAGGGGGAGTCGATCCGTGCATAAACATCGAAGATGGCCCAGTCGTCTTCAATTGGCGGCACAACAATGCACGTTCATGCCGCGTGCCTGCAGCGCCTGCAGAACGCTGACGGCGAACAGGGCGTCGGTCGCGGCGCACGGCAGCATTGCAAGGCTTGCCATGGCGCGCACGCCGGCCTCGCTCTCCGCAACGATCGTCACTTGGGCGGTCAGCGGGGCACCGCGGGGGTGAACAACCCAGGACACGTCAGTCATCGCTGTAGTCTCCGACAAAGAAGTCGTCGGGGAGCTTGTCGCACTCAATCGCCGCGTGCTCTTCTGCGAACTGGACACGTGCCGCGGGCAGGGCGCCGCCGGTGATGACGGCGTGAATCATGCCGACCCGTTCACCCAGCCAGCACTCGAACTCAAGCCAGGCGGTGGCCTGCTTGGCGGGCCACGACAGATTGATGTCGACGATCATCTCGCGATTGTCAGCGAGCGCAGCGACGATCTCTTTGGTTCGCGTGGCGACCCAGTCATCGCGGCGTCGATCGACCAGATCGGCCCGCTCTTGGGCACTCAACATGGCGCGCATCATGGGCGCACCACCTGGGCCGTTAGTGAAGGCTTACCGGCAGCGGGGGGGGTTACTGCTTGCCAGTCGGTAAGTAAAGCGATCATCGCGACCGTATAGCCGGCTGCGATCACTGCAGTCAGAGCGAACTTGATGCCCGGGCCGTCTTTCTTTTCCGCGGGCCAGTCTGCGTATGGCCCGAACGCTTCTTTAAGCGTACGGGCCTGCCTTTTTTGTTGCACCGTCGTCTCCCTTGGTTTGCCGCGAAGCAGCAGGAAGCACGACTGTAAAGCAAACCTTGCGCAGTGCCTAGCTTCTACTTAACTATTTAGGACTAGGCAAAATCAAAAAGATGTAAAAAATTCCGATCGGTACGACTTACACGGCGGAGTTACGTGTTCTTCCAGATCTCGCGCTTCAGTTTGGTGATGAACTCGTCGCGGGCGGCGCCTGCCGGGGGCAGCGTCTTCCAGATCCAGGCGGGCATGGTTTTCTCGTAAGCGCGCAAGTCGTCGATGCTATCGAGCAGCACTTCGCGCAAGATCGGCGGCAGCGCGCTGATCGTATTGACGATCGAATCGTCCGGAGTGTTCGACGCTGCCATAGCGGCGGCGCTGTCCTCAATCAGGAACCAACTAAGCGGTCGCCGCGTGAGTTCGCTTACCTGGCGCAGGCGGCTCATGCCCGGCTTGGTTAAGCCACGCTCCCATTGTGAGATCGATGCGCGGCTCACGCCGAGTTTCTTTGCGAACTCGGTCTGATTCATTTTGTTGTCGAGGCGCGCTTCTTTCAGACGGAGCGAAATCTGCGCGTTGTACTCAGGTGAGATGGGCATGTCTTTCTACTGCAGTTGCTGAGTTGCCGTTGTACTTTGTAAAGCGCACCTTGTCCATCGCCTGTCTAGTTAATTCGGTAACCGTCTGTCGGACTTTGCCTTGTGCTGATAAAGTGCAAGCATTACTTGACACAGAGGTGGCAATGACTGACTTACCGATGATTGCATTTCGGCAGGCGATCCAGCTTGCAGGGAGCCAGAGCGCGCTTGCGGACGAGCTGGGGATAACCCGACAGGCGATCGCGCACATTCTTCGCCAGGGGCGCGTGTCGCCGCGCGTCGCCTGTCAGATCGAGGACCTGTACGGCGTGTCCCGTGAGGTGCTGGCGCCGCATACGTATCCGCGGGCCGAGTGAGGCGTGAATGATGATTCACACCTCTACATTCCAAGACCTGAAGGCCGGCAAGATCGACGCGATGGATGTCAGCCCTGAGCAGTTACTGGGCTGGTTCCAGAACCCGATGCGGGCCGCGAACAAGCAGTCGCTGCGCCTGCTGGCGCTGCGCCGGTTCGGCGACGTGCGCAGCGAGCGCGGCTCGCTCAGGCACGACGCGAACGTGGTCTCGGTGACCGGCCTGACGGGCGACTATGACGCCGGCAGGGTGTCGATCGACGAGGCCGTCGGGATGCTCAAGTCCGAGTCGGTGCGGGCGATGTTGTTTACGTCGCCGTCGTCGACCGAGGCGCGCCCCAGGTGGCGGGTGCTTGCGCCGGTGTCTGCAGAGTGCGGACCCGACGAGCACCTCGAGCTGATGGGCAAGCTGAACGCGGTGCTGGGCGGCATTCTGGCTTCCGAGTCGTTCACTTTGTCCCAAGCGTACTTTTACGGCAAGGCAGATGACGCGGCGCACTACGAGACGCGCGACACGCTGCATATGAACCGTTGGATCGATCAGGTCGACATCGAGCCGGTGTTCCCCGCGGCGCGGGTGTCGGCGCCGGTGCCGGCTCATGCGGCAGTCGCGCCGGACGCCAGGCTGCGGACCGGGGAGGGTAGGCGCGAGGCGCTCAAGTCGTACATTGCGTCGGTCTCGGCCCGTGGCCTGGGCAAGGTCGAGATTGATGCGCTCGTGCGGGTTTACGTCGAGCAGCACTTCGATGCGTCGGACCCAGTCGACTGGGCGAACGTGGCCGGCATGGTCGAGTGGGCCGCGGCGCGCGACGCGTCGAGTCGGGTCGATGTGACCCGTGCGGTAGTGCTGGACGAGGACGCGATCGCCCCGCTTGACCTGGCGCGGGTGATGTCTGTCGACCCGCCTGAGAGGCGGTGGGTCTGGGACGACTGGGTGCCTCGGGGGTCTGTGACATCGCTATACGGGGCGGGCGGTGTCGGGAAGTCGCTCATCTCGCTGCAGATGGCGATATCGGTGGCTGCGGGGTTGCCAATGTTCGGCAGGCAGACGACCCGTGGGAGGGTGCTGTGCCTCTACTGCGAGGACGACGCCTCGGAGCTGCACCTGCGCATGCGCCGCATGGCCGGCCAGATGGGGGTGGATCTTGTGGAGTGCTCCGGGCTGCAGGTTGATGCGCGTGCAGGCAAGACGAACGTGCTGGTCGAGGCAGACGATGTCGCGGCCCAGGTGCGGGTCGGCAGGCTTTTCGGGAGGGTCGACGAGATGCTGGCGGGCGGTGGATATTCTCTTTTGGTATTGGACAATATCGCGCAGCTAATGGCGGTCAATGAGAACAAAAGGCCGATTGTTACTCAGGCGGTGAATGTCCTGACGCAGTTGGCTATTAGCAGGGACGTTGGGATTCTTTTATTGGGGCACCCTGCGAAAGGTATTGGGAGTCAGTTTAGTGGCTCGACCGCATGGGATGCGGCGGTTCGATCCAGGCTTATGCTGGAGCGCGATGAGACCGACGAGGATCGATTGATTCTGCGTAAAGCAAAGGCTAATTACAGCCAATTAGACGAAATGCAATTGCGGTATGACGCAGGCGCATACGTCAGGACTGACGGGGAGCACGCCGGACCCGTCGAGGTAGAGCGCGTGGCGATCGCCAGGCGGGCTGCAGAGCGGGCGGTGCTCGTGGCGATCGGTGAGCTGCGGGCGAGGAACTATGACGAGTGGCCGACGGGCAGCGCGACCTCGCCTAGGTACTTGCCGAAGCTGATGGAGCGTCACGCGATGACGCAGGACATCCGGCTGACCGACCTGGCCCGTGCGCTTGGCGGTCTGATCAACCTGGGTAAGGTTCGGCCGACGACCGAGGTGAACCCGGCGAGTCGGAAAAAGTTTCACTCTTTGGTGGTTATGTGATGACCCGTTGTGGGTGTGTCGGGGTGCTGCTGGGCGGTTTGCGCCCGCTTCTGCGCCGGCTTCAAAAGGTGGCGCAAAAAGGTGGCGCAAAACGGGAGCAGACTAGGTGCGACACCTACTGCGCCAGCTCTTGCGCTACCTTACCCCCCCTCCTGTAAGGAGGGGGTAAGGGAGCGCAATAGAGTTGGTGGGCGATTTTTACCCGGAGCAGAGCAGGACGGGTAAGCCGGCGCAAGGTGCGGCGTGGTTGGCAGGCATTGCGTTCGGCGTGTAAAGCGGTGCTATGCTTTGGACTCAATTAATTCGAGGGGTTTGCATGAACGGCATGACGGTTGCTGAGATGGTCGCGGCCAGGAACGGGTTGGACGCTGCGATGGCGAAGGCGGCGGCGGATACCGAGCGCGCTCGGGTTGAACTGGACGAGGCGATCGAGCGCAAGGTTGCTGAGACCCGCGCCGAGGCGCTGGCGTCGATGAAGGCGACGGTCGAGCTGTACGGGTTCAAGGCCGAGGAGGTGTTCGACAAGCCGTCGCGTGCCGGTCGCAAGGTGCCGGTTAAGTGGCGCGACCCGGCAACGGGTGCCGAATGGTCAGGTCGGGGTATTGCGCCGAAATGGTTTATTGCCGATCGGTCGGCTGAGTTCGCGGTTTAAATGTTTTCGGTCGAATTCGACGTGCCTGGTAATCCGGTCGGCAAAGGCCGGCCGCGGATCTCGACGCGCGGCGGGTTTGCCCGGGCCTATACGCCGGCTAAGACTGTGGATTACGAGGCCGTGGTTCGATCGGCGGCTCGGGTGGCTATGTCGGGTCAAGATCCGGCCACGGGGCCGCTACGCGTCGTTCTGGAGGCTTGCAAGGGGGTTCCGAAGTCGTGGTCTGCCTCCAGACGGCGCAGGGCGCTTGAGCAGGGCGAGTTCTGGGCCAAGCCGGACATTGATAACGTGCTGAAGGCTTGCCTTGATGCGATGAATAGCGTTGTCTATATCGATGATGGGCAGGTTGTCATTGCGTCGGTGTCTAAACGCTATTCGGATATTGGCCGGGTTGGTATTCGGGTGACTGGGGTTGAGCGTTAAATGTATTTGCCTATTGCGCCATTGGGCTATGAAGTTTCTGTTATGTTGCTGGTGAATGGCGTAATCAGGCTATATGCAATTGGGATGCCGTTGATGTATTTGGATGAGTCTGATTTAGTTTGGCGTGAATTGCGATGATCCGATGCGAATGCGGTGGCATAACACGGGTCAATGAAACTCGGTCGAGTCGGTCAGAGCATCAGACGATTGTGCGGGTTCGTATTTGCAATACATGCGCGCTTCGATTCAATACGGTCGAGGCTCCGGTTAATGCGCCGGCGTCGCCCTTTGTTGGTTTGCCGCGGACTGTTGGTTCTTATGCTGCGCCTCGTGCTCCGAAAGTGAAGGCTGAGAAGGCGTCGAGCTTGAACAACACCGCAGGCATGAAGGCACGAGCTGACGCTCGGCGTCGCCTGGAGGATATGCGCGACATGGAAGAGGAAGACGACGGGGCTATGTCTGTGGATGAGTTGCGCACTGAGATGGGGTGGTAGATGGCGGGGAGGCCGCACCGGAAGGCGATGGTCGAGACGATCAATCAGATGGGTGGCATGGATGTCATTGCCGCAGCCATTGCTGATGGGTCGAACCTCAATGCGATTGCAAAGCGTCTGAAGGTAGGTCGCTCGACGCTGGCCGCTTGGATTGCAGCCGACCCCGAGCGCGCCGCCACGATCTCGCGTGCGCGCGAGGAGGCCAGCAACCGCATGGCCGACGAGGTAATCGACATCGCCGACGGCGCAACGAACGAGTCTGAGCGAGTTGCCAAGCTGCGCATCGACGCACGCAAGTGGCTCGCATCTAGGTGGAACCCAGGCATCTATGGCGAGCGCACTGGCCCGCTGGTGCAGATAGATCTAGCAGGCGCGCATCTGCGCGCAGTGCGGCCAGTAGAGCAGGCAGCACCGCAAACCATCACCATTGACATACCAAGCAACGACAGTTGATCGATGCGTGACACCCTGTCGATGGGGATGCGATCGGCAAGGAGCGACAAGCCAGCGCAAAGCGGGAGCGGAGCCGGCGCGGCCAGCCGGGCGGCGCCGCGACCCCCCCCCTTCGCGCCAGCGGCGGGGGCAGAAGGATTCGGCTACCCCCCACACCCCGACCCCACCCCGCCAAAAAAAAATCCTACCCCGCCACATAGTGTTACAATGCGATCAACGCTACCGCACCGAGCAACGCTATGACCAGCCAGACCAAGTACGTCGCCTACTACCGCGTCTCAACAAAAGAGCAAGGCCAATCCGGCCTCGGCCTGCAGGCCCAAAAAGAAGCGGTGCGCAAGCACCTGCAAGACAAGGGATGGCCCCCGATCGCCGAACTCGAGGAAGTGGAAAGCGGACGCAGCACCACCAGGCCAATGCTGCAGGAGGCACTCAGACTGTGCCGCACGCACGACGCCACGCTCATCGTCGCCAAGCTCGACCGCCTTGCAAGAAACGCGCATTTCCTGAGCACCATCATCCAGTCCGGCATCCAGGTGATATTCCTTGACCTGCCCAACTTGGGCACGGGCCCAGTGCCGAACTTCATCCTGCAGCAGCTTGCCAGCGTCGCCGAACTCGAGGCCGGCCTGATCTCCCAGCGGACCAAGGCCGCGCTCTACCAGGCCAAGCAGCGAGGCGTCACCCTAGGCGGCGACCGCGGCCACAAGCCACCAAGGCAGGTCATCGAGCAGGGCGCCCGCGCACGGGTCGACCAAGCCGACGCAAGGGCAAGAGACCTACGGGTCGCCATCGATCAGGTAGTGAAAGAGGGCCATGCCAGCTACCAGCAGATCGCCCGGGCGCTTAACGCAAGACAGATCCCAACCCCCAGCCGCACGGGTACATGGGCAGCAACCACGGTCAGCCGAGTGATGAAGAGGGCGCAATGAACCAAGCCAACCAACCCAACCCATTCATCCAGTTCATCAAGGACTACCGCGACCATCCGACGAAGTTCGTCGAAGAAATTCTCGGCATCAAGCCCGACCCGTGGCAGTCCGACCTGCTCGAGGCAATCGCCAGGGGCGAGCGCAAGATCAGCGTGAGATCCGGCCACGGCGTCGGCAAGACCGCCACAACGAGCTGGGCGATGATCTGGTTCATCCTCACCAGATACCCGGTGAAGGTGATCGTCACCGCCCCCACGAGCGCGCAGCTCTTCGACGCGCTCTTCGCCGAGCTGAAGCGCTGGATCAAAGAACTGCCGCCCGGTCTTAACGGCCTGCTCGAGCCGAAACAGGACCGCATCGAGCTGCGAGCCAGCCCGACCGAGGCGTTTATAT